TATTAAAGCCATTACATTGGAGAAACTTTATGACCAGTAAAACAGAACCTAATGACGGAACCATGGACGTTAAGGTTGGCGATCTTATCGGTAGAACTTGTATTAGAGATTGTGACGATGAACACTTTGTATTTTGCGGGATTATGCCGCTTAAAGGAGAAAAAATACCCCGGATAGTTCTTATGAGGAAGTTACCCGGCAAAGTATCTCCAGCAATTTTTGTTGATTGGGATAGCTTCGGAGAAAACTACATTATTTCTACCGAGATACCAAAGGTAAAAGTTGCCTACAAAACAGCGAAAAGAAATGTATAACTCGTTTTGTCTTTCGCTACTGGTCATTGCAGCTTATCTAAATTTGTATTTGACCATAAAAAAAACCCGCAAGGGCCACCCCTGACCTTTGCGGATTCTAACTCCAAGCCGCACCACAGCGGCACTTCTATTCTACTCATGAATACTAACGAACAGTTAAAAACATTAGAAACAGCCATATTACATGGCGGTAGTTTCTACAGCAAACTTGCTCACGCTGCACTTTCAGCAGACCCAGATAATCGCGCTTTAATTTTCAAAATTTGGCCACAGCTAGAAACCGTTTACGGTCCACTCGGGCCGTTTCAACATAGCACCCCAGATTTGAGGTTAATTAAATGATTATCCACGAAGTAAAACCAGTTTCAGTTGATTTTGCTAGTTACCAAGCAGATCCGGCTTATAGCGCCTCTGACTTGAAATTACTACTATCACAATGCCCCAAAGCTTTATGGCATAGCAAGCATAATGAACTTGCACCGCCAAAGCTACCGACTCCGGCGATGAAACTAGGTAGCATGATTCACAAAAAAGTTCTCGAGCCTGACGACTTTCATAAAGAGTATGTTCAGCTTGAAGAAAAACGTACAAAAGAGGGTAAAAAACTTGCTCTCGAGTATGAACAAAAAGGCTTGACGACTTACACCCCGGCAGACGCAAAAGTTATTGAAAATATGGCTCTAGCAATCTGTCAGCACCCTCAAGCAAATGCCCTACTATCACAAGAAATAGGTCAATCTGAACAATCTTTCTGGTGGACACATAGCTCAACTGGTCTTGATTGCAAATGTCGTTGCGACAAAATCCACAACGATACCGTAATTGATCTCAAAACTTGTGGCGAGGGCGGCGCATCGGCAAAGGCTTTTACATCTTCAATCTTGAAATTTATGTATCACGTCCAAGCCGCGCATTATTTACAAGGCACTGGGGCTGACCGCTTCATCTTTGTAGCAATAGAAAAAGTTTTCCCTTACAACATAGGGGTCTACGAATTAAATAACGATTTTATCGACTTAGGTTATGAACTCCAAGAAAAGGCACTTTTTGAAATTTCTGAAGCAAACCAAAATGGAATCTGGAAAGGTTACACAGACGCTGACGGAATCCAAACCCTCGAACCACCACATTGGGCTATCAACAATGACTGAAACTATCACCCCAACTTTTTGCGTTGAGCAAATTACCCCTGATTTTGCTGAACGTGTTTTAGAAACCAAAAACAAAAAAAACAGAACCGTAAAACCGGCTAACTTAAAAAGGCTGATTAGCTCCATTGATAATGGAGAATGGACCCTAACGAATCAGGGTATCGCCTTTGATAAGGACGGTAATTTATTGGACGGTCAACATAGACTTTTAGCGATTGTGAAAACTGGTAAAACATTGCCGATTATGGTTGCTAGAAATATGGACCCGAAAATATTTAATTGCGTAGATACTGGTTCAGCTAGGACCGCAGCAGATGGCCTTTACATTAAAGGTAGCGCAGCATCAAAACACCTAGCAGCCGGTATCAAGGTTTATCTTTTGTACCATACATACCCAAAGGGTACATGGCGCAACGTAGTAGTCCCGACTCATGTTGAAATACATAACGAGTACGAAAGGCAAAAATCAGATTGGGACAAAATCATACATGAAATGGGTGTCTACCATAGAAAGTTTCATTGTTTCAACTTAAGTGTTGGTGTACCTTTCTATAAATTAGTCATGGAAAAAAATTATTCAGAGCAAATTTTATCTGACTTTTTTACTCAGTTTTCTGAGGGTACAAATTTAGATATAGATAATCCAATTCTTTCATTTAGAAATCAAATGATGCAAAAAGGATTTAGAGTTAGAGGCTCTTTTTACCAAAGATACCAGTTAAACGCTTTCATTAGATTGTTCAACTACTACATTAATGGAGTCAAAAAAACTAGGTTTATGGCCCCACCATCTGATTTGGCAGATGTTTTATTAATCCAAAACCCAACACTAGAACAAATGGGAGGAAGTTTCTAATGAAAAAACCAAACCTAAAAGGTGTTATACAACCACAAGATGTCTATAAAAAAGGTAAATACAGTTATGTCTCATGGGCTAGGACTTCTGAATACCTTAACGAACTAGCGCCCGGGTGGGACTTTCATCTTGAATTACCACCTACCGTAGAATCTACCGGGGTAGTTTGGCCCGCACCAAACGGCTCAGGTTATCTTATGGGATATTTCACAGACCCGGAGGGCAAGAAAGGCGCAGTTTATCCGTACTCGATTATGGATAACAGAAATGAACCGATACCACTTGCAAAGATTTCAGCAAGGGACGTTACAGACTCACACCGCCGGGGGTTCTGTTTTTGTGCAGCCAAAGAATTTAACTTAGGCTCAGAACTTTGGACAGGTAACGAAATTATCAAAGCCAAAGATACAGCACCTACAAAACGTGGTGGCGCAGAACCTAGGCAAAACATAGCTGTACTTGCGCGTGATGCTATCGTAAAATCAACAACCGATGAACAGTTAGCTACACACAGGGAAACTTTGCGAGAAAGATTTTCAGAAGGGAAAATAACACAAGAACAATATAATAAACTTATAGACCTCATTCAAGCTAGGAGCAAAGCGTTATCAGCATGAACACCACTGAGACTCAATTTCTAACCACCGAGCAAGTAGCGGCAAGATATGGGCTAAGTCCCGCCACTATCAAAGATTGGAGGGCTAAAAAATTTGGTCCACCCTACTACACACTCGAAAGGTACGCGGTTTCTTGGGGTACTCCCCGGGTCCGCTACGACCTACACAAACTTCTCGCATGGGAAGAATCAAACAACATAACCCCAATTCAAAGTTTTTAAAAATTATGGCTAACTCCGCTTTCAATGCTCGATTCAGAGTAGTAGACAACAACAGCAGCAACCAAAATGCACCCGAGAGAAATTTAATTATTGATTTTGACAAAGAAAATGCAAAAAAAGCTGCAATGTGGTTAATGCAAGAAGTTGATAAAGTTGATGAAAATAATACAACAATCCGTGTCTATACGGATAAAAGTAATTATGATGAGGTCCCCGGTTTTTCTCTCTGGGGCGGTATGTGGGGCAACTCCGGTAGGATTCAACCTCTGGACGGAAACAGAGTCCCCAAAAAGCAACCTCGATACGTTGAGGATAATTCTGACATTCCTTTCTAACTATGTTTGGTGTAATTTTTCCAAAAAACCCTTATATCGGCCAAATTTTTTATGACCCTGATTTAGAACGAACTTTTGAATACGTTGAAAGAGATCGTTTAGCAGTTATGGTAAATTGCCATAGCGATTGGTGCGAATGGAAAGATATAACAGACGAATTGGATTAGTCTTTACCAAACAAAATATATTTAAGGCGCTTCAGTAGAGGCGCTTTTTTTTTTATGTTTCTACGGCGGTCATAATGTATTAGCATTTCTTGCTGGCTACACATTATTTCCAAGGCACTTGCGATAAAATCAGATTGTTTTGCATTTGACCTTAAAAGTTCCTCGGCCATTTTTTTTAATTCATCAATATTTTTTGATGAGCGTATGTCTTTAACAAGGCTTTCAATGTAGAACTCACGTTCAAGGCTCGGGCTAGATGTTAAGACGTTGATTATGCTTTTCATTGTTTTTTAGGCCATAAATTAATTTCAATGTATTCAACGATTTTGTCATCTATGGTATTGTCCGTAGACTTCACTAAGGCTTTTAAAAGATCAAGAATTAACTTTTTTACTGCATTTGTTTTGCAGAAAGTTAATAGTATTGGTTTTAAAATACGAATCATGGTAATTAGGGCAGTACTTCCCAAACATATCGCTTTTTGCTAAATTTAGCCCATACCTCGCAAAACAATGGAAGAACAGGAAGAAAAACAAGGGTTAGGTTTTATTGGCAACGCGGTTCAGCTTGTCATACTTGGGTGGGCGTTATCAGTAATTTCATATTCATACTTCGGTAACTCAAACAGGCAAATTGATACCACTTTTGCCGCCGGGCTGCTAAGTGCTGTTATGTCCAACTATGGTCTAAATGTCAAAAAGGCTAATGACAAAAAGAAACTCAATGGTAATGTTAAGATAGTTGACAATTCTGACTCCAAAGTAGGGGTGTCAAAAAAATGAAAAAAACTCTAGCAATTTTTTTATTATTTTTTCCTTCAGCGGCCTTTGCTGATATGACCTCAACAATTACCAGTTCGGTAAAAGTAGAAGTTATGAGCGCAGCAACAGCGGCTGATCGTGTAGGAAATAGTTATTCTGTTTCTGGTACTGGCGTTAATACAACTGACGGCACTACCGCGGGAACTCTTGGTGGTCTTGGTTCTACAACCAACGGCGTTAATGCTTACACAAATATTACAGCAAGTCAGCTGACCAACGGCGAAAGTTTTCAATACACAGTTTCATATTTAGAGGGGGACGCAGTTCCCACCTCAGCGCCGACTACAGGAGCCGTTTCCAACTTTTCTGACCTTACATCTACAGCAGCCGGGGCAATAGGCTCAGGGGGCGCAACGATAGATAACCACGTTATTACCATAAGTGGTGGCGACCCCGGTTCCACAATTACTGGCCAATATGTGAGTACTTTGAGTGTCGATTAATGACAAATGAAAAAGTTTTGGTTGTTAATATTTTTTTATGTTTTACCCGCTTATAGTCAGCCAGTTGTCCCAAACTTCGTTACCGGGACTATGTCAAGCACCACGAATACAACTACAAGCATCACAGAAACTATTACATCAAAGGATTATAAAACTGGTTACGAATACACGGTATCGGGTACAGGAATCACAAATTCTGGTGGGGATATGTCGCCAAATGCTACAACGGTTAACGGTTCTTCAGGCGGGGTAACTTATACATGGACAGGCGCAGATTTAACAACAAAACCAAACTGGACTCTAACCGATACAACCTCTGGGGCGGCCTTTCAGTTTTCAGAAAGCTACCATGGACCCGGTCTGCAAAACGTCACTACAATTACCAGACAGATAGAATCAGAAAGCGTTGTTACAAGTACCTCTGTATTCTCGCAATAAGTTTAAATCCTAGTTCTGTTTTGGCAAATGCAGTCAGCCAAAGCAATAATGGCTCGGTTACGAATCAGGCAATACAAATGAACCAAGGCAATGTTATTACCAACCATTACGGCGGTGGGATTATTTGTCAGGGGCCGCAGCTTGCTATATCTCCCTTTTCTACTTTTGGTGTTAACTACAGAAAACCTTTTAACCATACTTATGACACGCCAGTATATGACCCAACTGATCTAGTAGGAGACTTTGACGATAATGGCGACCCCATTGGGGACGGTACGCCAGATAATCCCGGTAAAATTTTGTATTATCAACAAAACTATTCAGGTACAAACAAGGACAGTTATGCACTTAATACAGGAATTAGCCTAACTTTCACAATCCCATTAGACAGACAGCTACAAAAAGAATGTAAAAACGCCGCCCAAACTCAGATAGCAATACAAGAACAGATACTTAAAAATAAACAGCTTGATTGGAATATAGCCCGGATAAAAGAATGTGGAAAATTAAAACAGGAGGGTATTTTGATAGCAAAGGACAGCGTATTTTTCAATATTTGCAAAGATGTTTATTTAGTGCCAAAGGCTAATCAGGTATTACCACACACCCAC